ATTCTCTGTAAGCTGCTTGCGCTTCTGCAGAGTTTGGTCCAAGTTTCAATAACGCAGATGTATCCACACCTTCTTTAAATGCTCTGGCTAATAGACCAGGATTAGTTAGTCCCTCAAACAATATACCGTTAGCACCAGCGAATGCACCAGCACTAAAGAAGTTACGTAGGTGTGTAGGTATAGATAAAACTGTTTTTGCTAGTTGTGATATACCTTTTGGAAATAGTAAAAGATTTCTGTAAAACCATGTTACTGCTTTTTCTGCAGGGTTTGCACCTTCTCTACCTCTGATAACAGATGTCAAACCTGCACCAATATCGTTTGCATTTTTTATACCATCAGCTATTTCTTTTGTTGTAAACTTACCTGACAAAGGATTAGCAATACTATTACCACCAGGTAATTTTTGCACCACACTATCAATAGGAACTATTTGAATACCAGTAGTCGGTGATTGCACGGCCTCTTTTGCTATGTCCTCTGTTTCCCAAAAGAAACCCCTACCACCTTCTTGTTGCACTTTTCTATTCTGTGCTGCAACATCATCAAGATATGTAGCTGTTCTTGCAACAGATGATAGATTAGTCATT